TCTTTACAAGATACTAAAAATCAAGGTCTTATCCAAAAAATCAACCATCTATTTTGCTGATTGTCAGTAAAATAGATTTTTTGTCATGTACTAAAAAAACAATGAGTAAATATAATTATCCCTTAGTGGAAGATGCAGCCGGCTCATATTCCGGAATATCTAAAATAATAAGAGATGAAAATAATGTCGTAGAATTACTTCATCAAATAGATAACTGTTACAATGAAGCTAAATCTGATCAACAGAAGGTTGAAAAAGAATTAGAATATATCAAAATGCAAAGAGGTAATGCAGTCACTCTATTTATATACTGCCTCAAAGCATTAGAGATATCAGGAAAACCTTTAGTTTTTCAAAATAGCAATCATATTACAGTCATAAAACAAATTGATGAAAATACAATTGATTACGAAAAGTATGAATTAACTGATTTGAAATGAGCCACGATTCAAGCAAACTAATAGCATTCAATTATTTTGGAGGTAAATTCACTTGGTTGGATTATCTGTATGATTGCTTTCCGCAGGATTTTACACACTTGGTAGAATTATTTGCCGGCTCAATGGTTGTGTCAATCAATTACAAAGGGCGTGTGATCAAAACAGCTAACGAATTAAATTCTGATATCACAAATTTCTTTTCCGTCCTCAGAGACAACGAAAACGATTTAATCCGTCTGTTATTATTGACCCCCTGTTCTAATCTGGAATATAATAATTGCTGGGAGCCATCTGAAGATAAGATAGAACAAGCCCGCCGTTTTTATGTCCGGGTACGTCAATCATTTTTCGGTCTGGGTGCCCAACGCCAGAATAAAGGCTGGCATATGGCAAAGCAGCATGTAAATGCTCAAGGCGGTGAAACTGTTTCCAGATGGAACAATGCTATTAATAACCTTCATCGGGTTGCGGAAGTGATAAGATCTAACTTCCAGATAGTAAATTTCGATTATGCCGATTGCATTGATAAAATAGACCACTCCAAAGCCTTTTTCTATGCTGACCCACCTTATACAAAGCGTTCCCGTAAATCGTACAACGATTATAAATATGAATTTACAGACCAACAGCATGAACAATTGTCCTACAAGCTACATCATATTGAAGGGCTGGCCATGGTAAGCGGGTACGATTGCGATTTGATGAATGACTTATATTCTGACTTCTATAAAACTAAATTCCCAATAAAGAAGAATAACATACGATCTGCAGTAGTTCAGGAAGTCGTATGGACAAATTATAATCCTAAAAAAAATAGTTTATTCCTTTTCTCTGAATAGCCCGCGCATTCAGTTTGTCCCACTCCCCCTTAGTTCTTTAATAAGTATCCCTGACAATACTTTTTAGGACTCCGGGGGAGTTCTTATTTTTTCGCATATACACATATAATAATATAATAAAAAATATAGATTTTATTTATATATATAATAGTATTACGCAAAACACATTTTTTGATTTTAAAACTACCACTTACCACAAGCCCTTATTTTCTGTCGGAAATCGTTTCTACAAAACACTTTCGTTGTGGTAACTTTGATAAAAAACTACTGCTTACCACAACTTACCACAACTTACCACAAAACAACCTTACCACAGACTTACCACAAATAAATAACAGAAATTCAATAGTTTACAGCTGTGTGTAAGTGGTAAGCAAAAAATCAAATTATAATTTTACTTACAAATGCTCTAATATCGTTACTTTTAAGTTTTAAAATATTGATTTTTAGCGTATTAATTCGTATATTTATATTGTATTTCTAACTAAAAACAGAATGAGCAGCGGAATTTACATTTATCTTGAGGTTGAAAGATATTTGAAAGAATATCTCAATTTTCACTTTGGCGACCCCGTGCGATTGCCGGCCAACTCACCCGAAAATAAACTTATCCGGCGGCACCTTTCCCGATTGCCCGAAAATACAAACCCGGATTTACAACCCAATCAGGATATTTCTTTTGTCCGAATAGAGATTCCATATTCCAAAGAAAAAGACCCTCGCGAATACAACTTCCTTTTCCCATCGGTAAAGGATGCTTTGCGGGACAGCTTAATAACCATATTCGAAAATCATATGTGGACTGATCTTCTGGATATAAAAAAGCGGAAACGTGGAAATCTGACACTGGAAATTTACGCTTGGTGTGAAACGAATGGAATATCAAATATGAACGACGATAAAAACTTTGAAACCATCCGGCAAAAATTTTACAGGATGCGACACGAATACAGGAAAAACAATCAGGTGAAATTATCGTAAAATATTCCGACTTTTTGCCTGATTTTAAAAATATCGAATTTGTCTAATTTATTGAAGTTTTTGTGATTATGAATAAATTTTTACCTGCAATTAAAACAGTCGAATTTGCCATCGCGCAATTTCTGACTATTACAGCAAATGAGAAGATAGCGCACGGAATACCCGTTCAAGTATCCGGCACTTTCACCACTATTTGCATTGAGGGACTTGCAGCAGCAAGTTATGAGACAAAACGCGTATCGGGTCAGGATGTATATACATCGAAGCTAAATTTCAGGATCGGAGAACAACAGGTAATGCCGTGGAACCTTGAAACCTTTCTGGCAAACAGGAATATTGTTTACCGCCTAACTGATGTACATAAGCGTCAGTGGCTAATGGGTACAAATGAAATGCCTTTTCCTATTTCGACTGTGAAGCATGATAATCCGGCAGACCCTTCAGGGGCTAATATTTCGGAGCTGGAAATAAGTTATACGAATTTATTCCCGTTTCTTAAAATCGAATAGATATGTCATGCAATATAGATTTAGAATATTTAGATAGATTATCTAAGATGGCATGTTCACCATCATCTTTCATTCCGGCAGGAAGGTCATATAATAAAATGGCAACGATTGAGGCTGAATGTATAGCAAGAATTAAACGTTTGCATAAAGAAGCTGATATTATTTGGATCAGCCAGGAATCTATTAATAATATTCACAGTTTATCCCGCGAATATTATAAAAATAATATTACTCAGTCTGATTTTTTGCATACATATGAATCTTTTCTTAAACAAGCTATTTTACAACGCAGATGGATTGAATCAGGAATAACTATATCAATTGTAGATTCAATTAAGATAGGTGAAGCTAACAAGAAAAGGGATTATTATTTATCACGGGATTGGAGTTAATAAACTAATACAGAAAATGAAATTATGGTATTAAATGAGCAAACAGTAAATGCGTATAAGGAATTATTAATTAATCCACAAAAGCATAACCTAAAAATCACATCAATTACAGATTTTTTTGCACCCAGTGAAATTGTTATTGCTAAAGATATATTGGCTAAATCTTATATTGATCATATAAATAAGCCTGTTCCAAAAATCATTATTTATATAATTATGGATGATTTATATGGAGCATGTATTGAAAAAGATTCTAATAACGGAAATTTGGGATATAAATTGACTTATAAGCAACAGCAATCAGAATAACAGTCTTTTTATACTCCCTTTATAATCCATAAAGTTGCATTGAAATTAATAACGATGCAACTTTTTCTTTTTTAGTATGGATTATCAAATAGACTTAGACGGATACATCGGCGACTACTACAACGGGCGTAAATGGGTAAAGAACAAACTGGCTGAAAATAAAAATAAGCCGGTGTTTGTCCGCACGAACTCATTAGGCGGCAGTGTTAATGATGCCCTTGATATCGCAGCTCAGTTCGAAGCACACGGAAATGTAACAGTAGAAATGTTTTCCTTCAATGCTTCTGCAACTACTGTTCTCACTCTGGGAGCAAACAAAGTACGCGCACATGCCGATTCCCTGTATCTGATTCATAAAGTAATGTCATGGGTAAACGCCTGGGGCATGATGAATGAGGACAATATACAGGATTTAATTGATGAACTGGAAAAAGAAAAGAAAGAAAACGAGAAAATAACGCTCGTCCTGGCTCGTAAATATGCCCTCAAAACAGGTAAAAGCATCACAGATATCCTGAACCTGATGAAGCAGGAGACATGGCTGACCGCTAACGAAGCCAAAGAATGGGGCTTTGTGGATGAAGTATTCGGAAAGGCTACCGGAAAAGTAAACTTCACCCCGGAAATGAAAGAAAAGTTCAACATTGCCGAACTACCTATTCCCCACTTAAAAAATAATCAGGAAGACAGTAAAGGCCTATTAGAAAAAATAGAAGAGAAATTTGACGGGTTCAAAAACGATATCCTTTCCCGGATGGGTATAAATAACGATAAAGAGACAAATAACGAAAATCCAGTAATAAATATGAAGAAAGAATGGACTCACATTAATACCCTACTGGAAGTAGAAGGTATTGAAACAAAGGACGGTAAGATAAACCTTACCGAAGATCAGTTGCAAAAACTGAATGATGCTATTCAGTCAGCTAATGAAGCTAAAACAACGGCCGAAAACAGCCTGACTGAAAAAACTAAGGAATATGATCAGCTTAAAACTGATTATGATAATCTGAAAGGTTCGGCCGGTGCAGATTCGAACCCGGTGAATAAAAATTCCGATGTGGGAAAAGGTGGAAAGGTCGAAGATGATGACCTAAAAGCTGCTATCGAAGCCCAAAAGATGTTCAACATACTTAATAAATAATATATGGCAAATATTAATATTATACCCGATGAACTGAAAAAATCAGCTCATACCTTCCGGAAAATGTTATTGACATTGCCCGCTATCGCTTTGAAGACGTCGCTTCCTTATGTTACATTGAGAACAGGGGTTCAATATAAATCAACTGTTGGAGAAATAAGTGACGGTTCTCAGTTCGGCCCGTATGATCCTAATCGTAAAAGTGGTGACGTCAATATAAAAGGACGTACCCTTGAAACATATTTAGGGTCAGTAATTAAAGAGTTTGACCCTAATACAGTTTTACAATCAGTATACGGAAGCCTTATAATTCATGGTGAAGCCCTGACACGCACTGAAATAGTGAAAGCTGTTCTTTCTGCTATGATGTTAAGCCTATCTGAGGGTCTTAATTCTGCATTGTTTACGGCAGTAAGAAATGACACGGGAACATTGAGTAAAGACTTATTCAATGGTTTTGATACTATTGCTCAAAACGAAATCACAGCGAATAATATCACTACTGCATTAGGTAATCTGTATGAATTTACTACTGCAATAGATAGCACAAATGCTGTCGATTCGCTCAAAGCGTATTATCGCGCCGCAAAGGATGAATTGAAAGGCGTTCCAACACAAATGCTTGTTCCTTTTGCTGTGAAAGAAGCATACGAAGATGATTATCAGGCAACCGTTGGAAGTGTTGTTTATAACAAATCCTTCGAGAAAAGATATCTTGAGGGCAGTGATGGTAAATGTGAAATCGTTGCTTTATCCAATAAAGCCGGTTCAGGACTTATACAATTGACTCAGAAAAACAACATGATTGTAGGGACAGGTAACGGTAATGACCTTGAAAGTGTAGATGTAGACAAATTCGCACCTTTTCAGGTCACTCTATCTTCTGCTATCATATTTGGTACTCAATATGAAAGCATCAATGCTAAAAAATTATTAATCGGTAAACTAGCAACCCCAACCCCTTAAAATATGGCATGTCAAACAGCAACAGACCCCAACTCACTGGAATGGTGTGAGGGTCAGGTAAATCTTCCGGGAATACGCCCTAAAGTATATTTCACTCCAAAAAGTACGATAGTGAAATGGCCTACCCGTCCAACAGTTTTAGCAACAGGCGAAACAATGGGAAAACTGGCTACATATACCGGCAATTTCGAGTTAGCTGCCGACAAAGTATGGCAGTCTATGGATATTATTGAAGATCGTTCCCCAGCAACAGCAGACGTTCAAGGGACAAAGCCTTCTAAGACATATCTCAATCAGGCTGTTTTAGTTGTTCCGAATGTCGATGCAGAAGCTGCGGGCCTATCCCAATTAGCTGCAAACAGCGACTATGTTTATTTAGTGCAGGATAAGCCCGGTAAATTCCGTGTACTTGGTAACGAAATGTATCAGACAAACACTGATGTTGCAATGGCTTTAGGCGGGTCGGCAACTGACGAAATGGGAACTACAATCACAGCTTCTGTTACCGATTCGTGCCATATGCCTTTCTACGAAGGTGAAATAGAAACGGCTGATGGTATAATCAATCCATCGACGCCTGAAACTCCGTGATATTCCAATATAAAAGAAGTTTTTAGTTAATCTGTAAAAGAGGCTATTGCAACGGCAAAGCCTCTTTTGTCTTTTATGCCCGGTTTGGTAATTACTAGGTTTGATTTAAATAACTAATTATATCACAATATGAGTCAGAATGTAGATTACAAACAATTAGTGGATGAGTGGCTTGAATCCGAAGAAAAAGACATCGAAGCCGGCGCGCTTCTGTGTCTTAAACTTAATCGTAACAGGACACTGTATCAATATATCACAAGAAAAAAAGCTTTGGATAAATTGATATATGAAATGAAAAAGCAGTCGGATATTCTTTCTGCAAGGGTAAATTTCGAAACTAATAAATTGACTGAAGAGGAAGTTAAGGAGCTTACCCAAAAGGCTGTAAAAGCCGCCAAAACAGTTGAAGTTATCGACAAAGGTGTAAAAGGCAAACGGACGGATCACGATAAACTTCCGGCAGATATACAGCAAGCTTACGAAGATAACTTGGTTATCTATCCGAAAATGCGGTCGCTGCACGAAAAACTAAAATTGATGGCTAACGATCGCCCGTGTGACCGTTATCCATTCCTGAAAGAATTGGTGGCCATGGATAATAAAGTGCGCGCAAACTGGAAATTATACGATAATGCCAAAATTTTAAATACAGATGAGCGATATACCGACACGGGAAATCCCGTTTCGAAAAAAGTAACGCTTGACGCAAAAGGAGTATCAGCAGCCCGAAAGTATCTGAGTTCAAACAAGAAAAAGCTGGCAACGCTGAAAGACACTGATGAAGACAAATACAAAACATTGCTTGCCGAAATGCAAAAACGATACGATGACCTTATCGCATCGGGGCAAACACTGGATGAAAAGCAAGTGGGGGAATTGAAAGAAGCGGGGGTGAAGGTAGGAGAATAAAAAATATTTATTCCGATTCTAATTTTATTTATTATTATTCTAATTATATTTACATTTGTATCGTTATTTAGCATTCTATTAATACAGGCTGGTTAAATGCAGTTAATTAGCAACTATTAATAAAGATATTCATAAGCAACAGGAGTAGGCGCTGCATCGCCGAAACTGCTGCTTTTTTTTGTTTAACTAAAAACTACAAACCATGATTCCAAAGATTTTCATTTTTAATGACACTCCTATTACATTCGTATTCAATAAAGATAATACGGTAATGATTAATGCCACAGAAATGGCAAAAGTATTTGATGCCGAAGTTGCACACTTTATGGAAAATCAAAGTACTAAAAAATTTATTGAATCGTGTTTAAAAACTCGGAATTCCGAGTTTTTAAAGATAAAATCAAAAGAAGATTTAGTATTATCAAGGCAAAAATCAGGAACATTTATGCATCGAATTCTAGCTATAAAATTTGCAGCTTGGTTAGACTCCGATTTCGAAGTATGGGTATATTCTACTATCGAAAAACTACTATTCGGAAAACATGCGGAACGCGAACAGTCATTTAAACGAACAATCGAACTTCAAAAAGAAATGAATTTGTTAGTTGAAAAATCAGAAAAAACAGGTGGCGACTTTGATAGGTATCTGGAAATTAATAGAGAATTAAGAAAAGAAAAAGCAATAAGAAAATCGCTTACAAAAGATAGTATCAATGAAATGGGTGATCTGTTTGATGACGAAGATGAAGACAATGATAATGATTAATTTTTAGAAAATAGAAACTAAAAGCGAGAAAACTAATTCTCGCTTTTTATTTTTTCTATAATCTCTTCCAGTTCCTGAATACTATTGGCGCGGTATAGCTGGCCATGGTGGTCGATAAGGGCGGTGAGTTCTTCTTTATTATCAGATTCTATAAACTCAGTAACATTGCATCCGATAGCATCCGCCCACTTTATTAGCATTTGAATGCCTGGATTACCATTAATTATAGTATTTGATATACTTGATCTGGAAACTCCCAATCTGCGCCCTAATTCAGCGGCTGATATATGATATTTATCTAAAACCTCTTGTATTCTAAGCTTATTCACATTCGTAGATATATAATTATACACAAATATATAAATACAAAACTATTGTATAAATATAATTATACTAAAATTAGTTAAAGTATAAATATATTTCACCAAACACTTGCTTTTGTAGAAATATTACTATACATTTGTATCATAATAATAACAAAATAAAAACCAACAATTATGAAAGCATTATTAAACAACCTATTCAACCAATATTTTTCAGCAACAGAAGGAAACGGCTCATTCAGAGGATGGGTATATAACGGAGTAGAAAACGGCACTATTATACTTCCTGCCGGTATGGACGAATATGATGTATACGAAGCAGCCGACAATTATTAATAACAACCAGGCGGGGAGCAATCCCCGCTACATCAAAATATATAATTATGAAAGCAACCGGTTATATCTGGCTATGCGATGCCAGGCAGAAGTTAGGCAAAGTGCTTAATAAAATGAAAAGCGGTACACCAATAAGGTATAGTATGGAAGAGAGTGGAAACGAACAACAGTATATATTATCGGGTAACGGGGTAATAATTACTATCTGCATACAAATATTGAAACCAATACACAAAGGAGGTGTACAATGATACATAATATCGACGGCGCCATTATCACCAACGATGTGATACAAGCTATAAAAACCATTCAGGAATATAAGGATAACGCAACCTGTATTATTGAAAAAGAAATGAATATCCTTATTTCGCGTGGCAGGACATCTGAAGAATCAAGCGATGATATACTTAACAGGCTCGAAGACCTGAACTTTATAAAAAGCCTGATAACCGGAATAGCAAAAATATAATACTAACCATATTAGTTTATAAGTGAAGAAATTGCCTGAGCCGTGACGGTTCGGGCTTTTTCGTCTTTTATCCGCTCATTACCCTTGTTTTTCTTTGGTGTATAAACGATTGTGCATGCCTAAAGAAAAAACAATAGATATCTGTCACCGTCATTTGTTCGATGATGTAGATGCAATGCAAAAAGCAAATGTATCTGTACAAATGATCAATCGTATAAAGCGAATCCGTTCCATTTATACCACATGGAACGATTATCCAATGAAAAAGGATAAGGAAATGCGTGACAGGCTAGTCGCTGATTTTGGTATTTCCCTATCAGAAGCATACGAAGATATTAAAATAATAAAACAACTGATAGGTGATATAAATTCAGTGTCAAAGGCATGGCATAGGTTTAAGTTTGCCGAAATGATTACTCAGGCTTATGAAACGGCCAAGATAAAAAGAAATCCCATGGCCATGGTAATGGCTGCCGATAAATATGCTAAATATAACCAGCTTGATAAAGAAGACGCTTTAGAATTCCCATGGGATGAAATTATTCCGGATGTAATTGAACCGTCTTCCGATCCTACCCTCATAGGCATTAAACCAGTACCAAATATTCAACAAAAGATAGCTGCCCTGAAAAAGAAATATGAAGCTGAAATAGAAGATATTGACTTTGTTGAAATAGGAATCGATCCCAAACTTATTGATGATATAAAAAGTTATGGCGAATAAAGTATATTATAACCCACCGCAACAGGTTACAATGTATACAGGCGCGCATACTACTATATTTCTTGGTGGGCGTCGTTTAGGAAAAACCCACGGTGTTGCAGCTCCATGGGTAAAGAGAAATTTTCAACAAATGCCCCGGTCGTCAGGAGGATTTGTTTTTCCTTCTTATAAACGCGGACTGACAAACACCTTGCCCGGTACGCTTAAAGGCCTTGAATCGCTTGGATTTAAACGCGATCTACATTATGTTATAGGCCGGAAACCATCTAAATCAATGGGATTTGGGAAACCCATCATTGAGCCGGCAAATTACGAACACGTTATGTATTGGTACAACGGTTCAATTCAATATTTCATATCTCAGGATATTATAGGTTCATCCAATTCTCTCACATTGGATTATCTGATGGGTGATGAAGGGAAATTCCTGGATTATGAAAAACTAAAAGATGAAACTTTTCCGGCAAACGGTGGTATAAAATCCTATTTCGGACATATCCCATATCATCACAGTATGCTGTTCTTATCGGATATGCCTTCATCCAAAAGAGGCTCATGGCTTCTGAACTTCCGGGAAAGAATGGATAATGACCTGATTGATGCAATTCATGGAATAATATACGAACAATGGAAGATCAGGGAGCGGATAAAAGACCTCAAAGCCAAAAAGAAACCGATCCCGAAGTATTTACCCACATATTATAGAACTCTCTCAAAAACCCTCTCTGAGTTCCGTAGCGTTGCTGTGTATTATGCTGAATGGTCTAGCATAGAAAACCTGTTGGTACTTGGTGAAAACTACATCAAGCAGATGAAACGCGACCTTCCGCCGCTTGTTTTCCAAACATCCATACTTTGTAAACGGCTCGGAGTATTAAAGGATGGCTTTTATTCATCCCTGAATAGTAAGATACATTATTATACCCGGAATAATAATGATTACTTGCAGGCGCTTGATTATAACCTGAAAGCTATTCAGGATAACAGTTCATTACAGGACTCCGATATACAGCCCTTAGAGCCTATTTGCGTAGCTATGGACTACAATGCGAATATAAACTGGCTGGTAGCAGGACAAAAGGAAGAACGCTTTATAAACGTCCTGAAAAGCTTTTATGTGAAGTATGAAAGGAAATTACCTTCTCTGATTGATGATTTTTGTCATTACTATCGTCATCACATGAAAAAGAAAGTTATTTTCTATTATGATTCCACTGCTATTAAGTCAAACTATGCGGTATCTGATGATGATGATTTTGCAGAAGTAGTACGCAGGAGGTTTGAACAGAACGGTTGGAGTGTTGAAATGATGTATATCGGTAATCCGTGGAAGCATAAAGATAAACATCTGTTTATAAATCTTTTGATGAAAGGTATTATTGAAAACGGCCTTACTCCTATGATAAATGAAGAGAATAATGAAGAACTTATTATTGCACTGGAGACGGCCGGCACAAAGATCGGGCGCAACGGGTTCGAAAAGGATAAGTCAGGCGAAAAGCTGGCAGAATCGGAAGAGGATAAATTGGAGTATCGAACTGATGGCACGGATGCCTTCGATACGCTCGTTATAGGGATGAATAAGTACCCTTACGAAGGTTCGATGGGTATGGGAGCCATGTGGAAGGGCTAACCTATTTACACACCAAATGTTAAATCTCCAATTTCAAGACAAAATATATCTTCAAAGCATTGCCTGATAAACAAATGTTTATTATATTTGTACTGTTGAGTTAGAGTAATAACATTTTATCTTTGAAATTATGACAAAAGAAGAAGCTGAAAAAGAAAAGCAATATTTAGAAATACTTCTAAATGCTATCAGTGAGAACCCAGTATTACAAGATAACGAATACATAGATTCGATACTGGACAGAATAAATGAACTGAATGAAATTATTAACAGCCCCTCCAAGTGAGGGGCAAAACCTCTGTTAAACATGAAAAGAGAAGACTTCTATAAAGATTTGGAACGGTTTAAATCAATAACAGACCCGGAGGAACTGAAAGCCTTTGAAAAAGAATTAAAGGAAAAGCATTCTCAGGCCTCGAAAGAAGATGCCCTTGAGACTTTGACACTCATAGAAGAACGGGTTGACGAACTAATAAGCATATTAAAAGTAAGTGACATCACAAAGATTGTTTCAATGTCGTATATAGCAACTAAATACTTTAAGAAATCCCGTTCCTGGTTGCACCAACGGCTAAACGGTGATATAGTCAACGGGAAGCCTGCCAAATTCACCAATGACGAGAAACGGACGCTTAAGTTAGCGCTGGAGGATATATCAAAGAAAATGCAGGAAACATCTTCAAAGATTGTTATTGCTTAACTCAACATCTGCAATATTCCTGCACCCCCTATCATTCAAGTGGTAGGGGTTTTTTTTGTGATCCATGAGGAAAGGGTAATAGGTCATAAAGTGAAGGCAAAGGGGGGCATCTCGCAAGGGGTGCCCCCTTTTTTTTGACAACACAGCGAAACACGCATCAGCAAACGATTTCAATAAACAATCTCTATCATATAAGGTCAAAAAAGGAGAGGTAATGACCGAGGCGAGCGCAGGGTGAGGCGGGATTCATCGGCTGAATATCCGCTTTTTTATCGAAAAATGGATGGCAAAAACATTGATTTATAGGATATTGATGCATTGAAAGTCGGAATAGTGAAATAATCTACTAATAAAAAAGGTAATATGGGACGGTAATGCGGTGAGAGTGTATTATTTATTGAGGGTGAAAAATATTTTAACATAAGAATGAAGAATGTTAAAATAAATTGTAACTTGCGTGTGGATTAATATTGTATATTATGAGAAAAATTACACAAGAGGAATTTGATAGAATATATGAGGAACATCAAATATGGATAAAATCAAATGGTATAAATTCACATAAAACAATTCTAAGAAATACTGACTTTACAAACATTGTATTTCCATCAGAAACAAATCTTTCTGATGCAAATCTTTCTGGGGCAAATCTTTCTGGAGCAAATCTTTCTGGAGCAAATCTTTCTGGAGCGAAGTTTTCTAGAACGATTCTTTCTGGGGCAAATTTAGAAGGGACAAATTGCGAACGTGCTTTTTTTCGTAGAGCACTTCTTCAAGAGGCAAGACTAAGAAGAGCTAATTTCAGAGGAGCGAATCTTGACCGAGTAAATTTTTCAAGAGCAGATCTTGAAGAAGCAAATCTTGAAGGAGCGAATCTTGAGAATGCAGATCTTGAAGGTGCAAATCTTTACGAGGCAAATCTTAAAGGTGCAAATCTTGAAAAGACAATTATCAAAGGTGCTATTCTTGGAAAAAGGAAAGATACAAATGATGAAAAAATTATAAAAGAGTATCAGGATAAAATAAACAAATTAGAAAATGAAAGAATCGAACTAATAACCAGCGCGGGAGATAAAGAAACAGAACTGAAGGCAAATAAAGAACTATTAGATAAGTTAAGAAAAGAACAAAAAAATCTGGAAGAGCAATTTAAAAAGACAATAGAGGAAAATAGAATAGAGGATATAAATAAAGCTTTCAATACACTTATAAATGCAGGGAATGATCTAAAAAAAGAACACTTCCTTTTGAAATGTATGTTCGGTTTTTATACCATTGGCATCGTAATTTGTGCTTCTCTATTATTTTATGTATGGTATAGATTTTATGGAAAGATAGAAAGTTTGACTCAGACAATCGAAAATCATAAATTAGAGATTATGGATATATGGGTAAATATAGCCCCTTCCTTTCTATTATTAGGTTTGATTATATTCTTTATATACCAAGCCCATAAATGTCAACGACATATGGTTATATTGCAAAAACTACTATATAAGCCGATGCAAATAAAAGGCGTTTTGGAAGCTTATTTTTATATGTCGGGTAATAATGAAACAACCAATAAGCAAATCAATAAGGTATTAGATGACTATGTGAGCCATATAATAAACCATGATGTAAATACAGATAAGGAAGAAACGACTATGAAGAATACAGATGGAAAAGAAAAAGGTTTAAATGAAAAAGTTATTGATTCAGTCACTAATTTCATAAAAGAATTAAAAGGTTTGGTTTAAGGTGTAGTGGGGTGAGAAATTAAGGTTTAAATTGTATATATGATGGATTGTTTCTTGATTTTTGCAACAATTGTAATCATTATAATTGTTATTATCATATTTTCGAAAGGTAAATCTGAATCGAGTAAAAATATTTATCCAAATGATGAATATAAAAATTTATATGATAGTGCTAGCAATCGCAACAGTAACACATTAAAAAGCAGACATCGACAATCTAGTGCTATAATGAATGAAATGGTTGATTATGACGGCACTAATCTTGCAGTTCAATTATTTAAATCAAAAACGAATGATCCTTATTTTCTAGTCGTAGATGTGGAAACAACGGGGATAACCAGAATAAAAGAAGTCAATAACAAAAATTGCAAAAGACTTCCTCGTATCGTTCAAATAGCATGGGTTGTATTGGATAAGGATTTCAGGAAGGTTAAAGGGGCGACATCCATTATAAAGCAAGATCAGCCTATTCCAGAAAAATCTACTGATGTTCACGGAATAACAGATGAACAAGCAGAAAAGGAAGGGCATGATATAAAAGACGTTTTGGATGAATTTCTTGAGGATATAAGTAATTGTAAAATACTTGTTGCTCATAATATGGAATTTGATCATGCTATAATCAAAGGAGAAATAATGCGATTAAAAAAAAGCACTTTATCTTTTGATAGTATTGCGCAATATTGTACAATGTTTTGGGGACAATTTTTTTGTAAGATACCTAGACATGATCAATCATCACTATTGTATGATATTGAGTATAAATATCCTAAATTACAGGAGTTGCTAGGTTTTTTGTTTCTAGGAAACACTTATGCTTATTTCAAAGGGGGATTTCATGATGCAAGTATGGATGTGCTATGGACGACCGCATGTTTGAAAGAAATGTATAAAATAAAAAGAATTAATTTTGAAGCAATAATTGAAAGAAATAACAAGGAAATAGAGGAAGATAAAATAAATAAAGCTTCTGGAATAACTGAATTAGATAAAAATGAAACTTACGCCAATAAAACAAATAAAGAATTACGAGATGAATTAAATATAGATATTTCTAAAATCATAAACTCAATAACTTTTTCTGAATTGAAAGAAGACAATGAACGAATAATAAATCAATTCATTAGCTTGAAGAATTCGTCTGATATTAAAACATTTTATCATATCATATGTCCACATAAACCATACTTCCACCCTATTAAAGAGATTTCATTTAAATATAAACATTTATCTGGGAATGATTTTGAGTTAGAATATGAATACTTATTGGAAGATAACGATTCCATTAGAAACAGCGATACATTTACTTTAGAAACAGAAGAAGATAAAATATACTCAAAAGCACAAAAATATGAGAACATTGATATAAATGAATCTATAAAGTTATATATACAGATTGTAGAGTGCAGATTCAGTCATATCGGTGTATATTTTAGAGCTCTGAATAGGTTAAGTGTTATTTTAGGTAAAATTAAACGTCATGATTTGGATATAATATTATTAACTAAAGGATTAAAAGTATTAGAGGTTGCGTTATCTGACACTTCTGGATATTTACGCGAATATTGTATATCTCAAATTAGAGAACGATTAGAAAAATCAAAGAAAAAAGTTAAATAAAATTTGGTTACATTCAATAAACTCACCATATTTGTAATGCCCTGAATTGTATAAAGATTTACGAATCTCTCTTAAGTGTAATCCGTAGAACCGGATTCCGGCTATACAACCGGTGGGCGCACTTAAGAGAGATTCGCTATTTTTTAGGAGTTTGCCTGCCGATGAATCCGCCTTCTATCATGGAAGGCAGTTCTGCTTTTTTGCATTCTTCTATTTTTCGTTCTAACTCTGTATGGATCTTTTTTCTAAAGAAGAATTTTTTGAACTTTTAAAAAACGGACAAATTGTTGATGCCCGTAATGGAGGGTTGGTTATCGGTCGGTCTCATAATGAAGGGAATATTTATATGATTGTTGAAAATGAGAATGGTTATATCGTTAATGCTCATATGGAAGGGGGTGAATTCTTGAGGAGCTTAACTCTATCAACTCTGACAAATATATATAATTTTCATCCAATTTCCTTTTCTTTTTCAAAAATTGTTTCCATATTTGTAGTGCGAAAACTTTTTATAATTTAATGGTAGATTAGATTCTGCCTACATTTATGGGCTTTTTTTATGCCTATATTTTAAAATCTTAATATAAGACGGCTGTCTATTCCACAATTTTTTTCGGTTCTACCGTTAAGTTGTAAAAGTTTTCGCGAACGGAATATGGCAGCCGTTCTTTTTTCTGCCTAAATGCGAAAACTTTTACAACAATGGAAACAAAAACAAAACCTAGAAACAAACGGAATACAAAAGAAGTTGCATTCCGAGACATGATCGAGCATCTGCATTGCTTTATTGAAAAAATTAATCTCGAACAGGCACGAGACCCCGAAAAGACGCACAGCGACAGGCTGAAAGCTACCAGAACCATTACAGAAAACAGAACATCGCATGTCTTTGTGAATGAAGATTATGTTGTCGTATTTGCCATCCATAAAAGCAGGAAAGGAGGCGCGCAATGAAAGCTAATGTGATAATATGCCAATTAGAAAATGTGTCAATGGGTATTGTGCATTTGGGAAATAGTTGTAATTTTGCTGTTGACTATTACAATATACTATTCTTGGGCAAAAAATCAAGATTATTTTTTGACAAGATAAAAGGCACGCCCACTATGGTGGTTCGGAAGGAAACGACCGTGCAGCCACAAACGCCCAGCGTATGTTGTGATAGTCACACCTACGGTGGGCGTGTTCTGTTTATCATAATTCTATTCGCTATGACTATGAATAAGAATTCAAAACAAACCACAGCCGAAATAAAATCGGCAAAAGCTATTCTAAAAAGTTTTTACCTTGAGGCATGCAAGGAAGTTGTAAAACCCGAAATGGACAATCTGCATTTTATGTGCGATGGTTTCGATCTTCATTTCATCAGCAGGAAAGGAGGCGCGCAATGAAAAATATAGCAACAAAAATAGGTGATGTGGAAGTGACGCCGGGTGTGGCACAATTCCTTCAGAATATGTTACGGTACGATGTTAATACATATGTTGTAGACGGATACCTCAAAGACCTGTCGCAGGTACAAGACTACCTGACGCGGATACTTCTGGAACTTGAAGCCCCCGAACCGGATACAACACGGTTGTGCCTGGGTACTGTGATGGCAGTTAGAGACCAGCTTTGCTTGCTAATGGAAGACGATAAGGAAGGAGGTGAACAATGCTAACAATCTTATATGTGATTACCTACGAGGCGATATTAGCCAAAGATTATGAGTTTAACCATGTGACATATAAGGCAAACAAGCCTTACACATTCCACATGCTGAGTGTAACGGATGATATGGAAGACCTGGAGGACGATATGTATAGCGATATGGATAAGCGGTTTACCAGCCTGAAAGGCGACTTCCTGCTGAATGACGAAGTATTGTATGTGTCTATGCCAAAAGTAATTAATAGTCTGATGGTACAAGTATGAACAAAAAGAAAAACCCAACACATAAAGATTTAATTTTCAGAAGGTATATAGGACAATTTCTACAAGCGACAGAACCCGATGCAACGCACCGGAAATCGAGTGAAGAAATAGCCTTCGAACTGTCAGGCATGGCTTATTTCTCAATTGATGAAATATCAATACAAATGATAAGCTTCGGATATCAGATTGGCTTTGATGATGCAAAGCCGGTATGGCTGATGAAAGAAAACAGAACAACCCAAATAACAGAATAGCTAAATTCACTATACAATTTAATCTTTGAAATTGCCTGAACTGTGACAGTTCGGGCTTTTTTTACCTCCCCCAACCCCTCCAAAAGAGGGGCTTTTGTCTTTTAGGAAAAGAACCCAGATGTTTTTCTTTGGTGAAAAAGAAATAATATGAAGTACGTTTACTTATTCTTATTCTGTTTTCTGGCTTTGATAGCCTGTAAATCAACTAAAAAAAATACTATCAGCGATACTTATATTGCAAGTAATACAGACACGCAAAAATCGAAGTATGAATCATTGTATTACTCCCTTATCGACAGTATCCGTAATATTCCCGCCCCGAAAGAGAAAAGTGAATCGAAAGGTTTGCAACACAGCGAGCTGGAGACATCACTGGCCCGAAGCATCGCCTTTCTTGACTCTTTGGGATTATTACATCATATGATCGAGAATAAGGATAGTATCCCGCAACCTGTTAGGGAGATAATAGACAGACGTTATATTCACGATACACTTTATGTACATAAAGCCGATTCTATTTATGTGAATAAGGAGGTATATATACATGAAGAGCTTTCTTTCTGGGAGAAAATAAGACGTACAGCCGGCGATATCGCAATCGGTTTGCTTATCATAGTTTTAGGAATATTCACGGTAAAACAGTTTATCAAAAAATGATACTGGATACTTTCATACCTGAGTTAGCATTTTCCAGCGCATTGTCGGATATAACGCTGGTGGAAGTGATAGAGGATATAACTTTCGAATTATCGTATAAGCAAAGCGATAATTCATATAAAGTTGTATTATCAGAACCATATACCCCCGATAATGATGCAATGATTTATATAATAGACCTGCAAAAAATCATTGACGGCTATCTATCCGATAGCCCTGTACTGGACTTTAAATTCAGGTTTGAAGGGGAAAGCGATACAATAGAATATTCATCACGCATATTATTGTCGCGGGCTGAATTGGATGTGGATGCCCGTAAATTCGTTTCACAGCGTTTTCTATCTGTGATGAAAGGAGATAAGACAATCCGTCCCGAAAGCCTTGAATATCTTTCCGTATATGCTTTAGAATCTCAGGTAGTGAATATTACAGCAAGTTACAGGAATAATGAAACGGGTAATTATGAATCCGATAGTTTTACGGTTCCTAATCCGGTAGTGAACCAAATAACAACAATTGATGTAAGCCCGGCAAAATATGCGAAAGAGGGCAAAACCCTTGTGAAATATACTGTCAGTTGCGGAACCCGGCAAATGAATTACCTGATAGATAATTTATCAGCTCCGAGTCTGGCAGAAATTCTTTTTACGAATAATTTCGGGGTTCCTGAAACTTTCAGTACATCGGGTAACCTGGCACGGGAAAGGAAATTTGAAAATGAATATGCTACCATAAAAGGGGAATATATAAAAGCGAATAATTCATTCCACATAGAGCATACAGCCAATACCGGAATAATGGATCAACATACAGCCAACTGGATAGAATCGGATTTATTTTCTTCATATAATACATTTTTAGTACAGGATATGCAGATATGGAAGGGAATAACAATCATAGACCAGACAGTAAAACGGACATCGGATAAAACAGAACAGCCCGCTTATGAATTCAAATACAGGCTCAAACAACGCAATCAGGAAGTGACAGAGTTCCATAAATACCTGTATAGGTTGTTTGACCCAACATTCGATAAAACATATAATTGAAATGAAAAGTATGATTCACTTAAACGATGTGCGGAAGCTGCTAAATTCCAAAAGGCCGGTAAATCTTAAGTGCTGGAAGATGGAAGATGCATCGGTGATGGAATGCAAAGGAGTAGTGTGCACATCGAGCAATTTTAAAAACAGCACATTCAATATACGGTTTCCAGAATCGGGGGAAATACGGACAATCAGAGCGATATGTATCCATGAAGTAAACGGCAAAGATGTATTTATATGAAAAAAGAAAATATACATATTTTAGACAGTTCATCCGCTGTTTTGGATTTAGGTCAAAGCCAGGCTTTTGTCAATACTGTTGATATTGCAGAACTGGATTCACTTTTGCAGAGCGCGAACGATGATGAAAAAACAACGCCTGTAACAATTGATAAAAAGTTCAGGGGCTATGTTCCATGGGGTAGTGATAATAATAAACCTTATAGTGTTATCCAGCTAGTAGAAGATGATGAAGTATTATCAGAAAATAAACTTTTCAACGCATTAACATGCTATGGTAGCGGATTGACATATAAATCGAGGCAGGAAGGAAAAGAGATAAGCGATGAAGTTAAGAAGTTTTTTAAATACAACCGGCCGCCGAAATATTTCCTTGATCAGTGTGCAGATATGAAATATTTCTTTTTTACAGTAACAGTTATCATACTGGATAAAGAAGGGAAGAAAATAGTTAAGATCAGACATAAGGAAGCCTGCCATTGCCGCTTTGAAACCTGTAACCCTAAAAATGGAAAGATAGAGCATTTGTTCTATGGCGATTTTGAAGACAAAACGCCCCAATTAGACGAATTAGAAGTTATTCCTGTACTCGATTACTATGATCCGATAGGCGACCTTGAAGTTAGATTCGGACGCCTCCCTGATGATGACGGGAAGATGAGAACAGGAAAGGAAATTACTAAAGAAAGGAAATTCGCTATAATCAATAAATTCCCGACAGTTGGCGATAAATATTACCCGACACCCCCATCATGGGCTATATTCCGTAGTGGATGGTATGAATACAGCCGCCTGATCCCGTATAAAAAAATAGCCAAATTGAAGAATTCTACTTCAGTGAAATATCTGGTAGAAATACATCGGGATTACTGGAAAGAATTGTTCGATGAAGAACAGATTACTGATCCGGAAGCTAAAATAGCCCGTAAGAAGAAACAATATCAGGAAATCCGCGAATTTCTGACGGGTATCGAGAATTCTAATAAAATGTGGGTGAGCGGTTATTATACCAGTCCTCAGAATGGTAAAGAGATCAATATGATAAAGATAACCCTTGTGGATACGACTAAAGAAGGGGGTGAACTGATTGAAGATTCGGCAGAAGCGAACAATATGAAATGTTATGCTGATGCAGTACATTCCGCCCTGATCGGAGCCAATCCGGGCAAAACGGCAGGGAATTTCTCAGGATCGGTGCAAAGGGAATTGTTCACGATAAAACAGGCTTTGGAAAAACCATATCACGATATCCTTTTAGAGCCTTTGTATATAGTGAAAGAGTTCAATAAATGGGATGATGTCATATTCGATGTTCCGGTAATCACTCTCACAACACTGGATAAAGGAAAGGACGCTGAAGAAAATACATTGAGAGATACGAATAATAATTAACTAATTAGCACATTCGAAAATTAGTAAATTTAAAATAGGAAATTATGTTGATAAACAATAAGGAAGAGTTTGCAAAATATATTCCGACTGTCGGCGGATATAATCCTGATCCGAATAATACGGACTGGGATAAGTTATCTCCATTCGTTCAGGAAGCAGAATTATTTTTGCAAACCGAATTATTAGGTATTGATTTATATAACCTGATAGCGGCAACAACCGATATGCAACTGAAAAATGCAGCCTGTACGGTAGTTGCCTGCATGGCTTATAATGGGGCAATACCTTATGTAGACCTTATACAAACCCCAAACGGGTTTGGCGTAGTATCAAACACTAATCAGGCCCCGGCTTCGAAAGAACGGGTTGACAGGTTGAATGAATGGACTAAGATAAGAGCCAGTGAAGCCACTGACGCGCTTATAACCCTTATATTCCAAAATGCGGAATATAATGCAGAATGGAAAAAGTTCGGGCTGTATGACTATTATACAGAGTGCCTGTTTATGACAGCAGCTTCACTGAAACGCTACTGCAAAAGGGATGCACTCCGTTATAATCTGGATGAATTGCACCCGGTGTTTATGGCTTATCAGGAAAAAATATCGAGAATGATAAGCCATGAATACATGAACGATATAATTGTCAAAAGAAGGGATGCTTCATTGACTATTGAGGACATAGCAATGATCAGGACACTTATGACAATTATGGGAATGCTATACAGGAACGATGACAATGCAGCATATAAGCTGCTGGAAACGGTTGTAAATACTATGGTTGCCAGTCTTGACAAATATCCTGTTTATGCAAACTCTCAGGCTTATCGGATTAAGATTAGTGACAAGTATGAAAACAAAAAAAGTGATCCTACATTTTTCTTTTAAGGTCGCAGACCTTTTTGTTTTCTCAATTAACTATAAATAAAATGATTGTACTAAAAATTTTCGGAATAATTATCGGACTGGCCTTACTATGGGTATTCGCTTTTTTTCTCTATTGCCGGAAGCAAAACAAGAAAAAAAGAGTATTGGAATATCTCAATCTGACTTTGCCGAAATCGTGGAAAGAACTGAGTGAAAAGCAATTTTTGTATGTCTGTAACCTGATGCTATGGGAGAATACCCCAACAGAAATACAGACAAAATGCTTTTTGTTTTTCGCAGGGATAACGGTTCAGGAATATCTTAATGACGGGACGTGGATTTGCATTCATAACAAAAAGCGATTCACTATTTCAGATTATGAAGTACAGTATTTTGCTAAAAAACTCTCATTCCTGACAGATACAATAACGGAAGTAAATCCTTTGCAGGAAATGGCAGGATTTAAACATATCAACCCACGCTTTGAAGGATGCCCTTTTAAACAATGGATGGCAGCCGAAAATTATTATCAGGCATTTGTGTATACAAAACAGGATATTCATTTAGATAAGCTTTGCGCGGTGGTGTATTCTTCCGGGATAGACTTTAATGATGCAGATACTATAAAAAGAAGCAAGGCATTCAAGAAAGTTCCAATGGTACAAAAACTTACTGTGTTCATTATGTATGCAGGATTAAAGGATAGGTTATCAAAAGAGTTTTCCCATTTCTTTCAGAGAGTGGCTGTTAAATCGGATCAGGAAAGCGCCCGGAAGCCACCAAAAATGAGAGAACATTTTTCGAATATGATCTATGTGCTGAATGGTGGAAATGTAGGAGAAACAGATAAAGTGCTGAATGCAGAATGTTGGCGTGCCTTCGATACCCTAAACAGGAAAGCCCATGAGAATCAGGAAATGGAACAACGGATTAAAAAACTGAAAAAGAAATGAACTTCGATGCATTTGATTATTTTTCTTCTCTCTGTAACAAGCTGAAGAAATCAAAGGATAACGGATACTATCCATGCAAAGTGTCAGGACTGGCAAATATGGAAGAAGTAATAAATGCTTTTCAGTCACAGAAAGCATATTTTGCCATCGACGATACTAATGACGGGCAAACATTTAAAGCAAGTGGGGGCGGGTATTTCGATAAAAAACAATATATCGTTTTCATACTTAGAAAATTTGCTCTGAATAATATGGATCAGCAAAAGGAGTACCTGAAAGAATGCCGTCAAATATATAAATCTATCTGCAAAAAACTAATTAAGGATAAATCAAAATTGGTAAACAATATGATTTACCTAAATACTGACCGCATTCCTTTTTATGAGATAGAAGGCTATGGAATAGCCGGATGTACAGGCTTATACTTTATTATAACAGTAGACGAACCAACAAACCTTTGTTACGATGCAGACGAATGGTACGAATGACAGGTCATTATATTTAGAGGAATGGACTCGGATGATGGTGAACATCTGGGAGGAAAAAATATTACTGTTGGACGTAAACGAAACAGGTGCATTATATAATTCACTAAAAGGTTTTTTAGTCAAAAATTCAGGCGGCGATGTTGCAGTCATCGAACACTTCTTTAACTTTTATGGCATCTATGTGGATAAAGGAACCGGGAAAGAGTTTTACAAAGGGAATGCCGGTGATATCGGAATCACTCCAAACAGGAAAGCAAAGCCGTGGTTTAATCCTAAATTCTACTACTACACAATGAAGCTTGCTGAAAAGATGACAGAAATAAGCGGCAAAGAATTTACATACATAATGAAAAAAGTTATAGAGGGGACTGGTTAAGTTCCTTTTTTTGTCTTTTTCCATTCCCTGTTTTCCCATTTCATTTACACAAAAAAGAAAATGGCAAACCATTGTATAGAAGTTGTGTGTAAAAAATGCGGTTTTGAATATTGCATCCGTTGTCATGCAGTTTGCCCAAAGTGTAAAACAGAAAATGAATATAAAGCATGAATGTTTTAGATCAATTAAAGCAGTTTGCAAATAAAGTCAGATATCAGACTCTTAAAGAGATGAATACAGCCGAACTTATCGGATATTTATTCGTCAGCATAATTAATTATCTTAAAAACCTTATTTCCGGACAAATAAGACAGGAAGGAGTAGATACATATAATGATACATCAGGTGGAAAAACATCTTTACTTTCAACTTATCCAAATCCCCAAAACGGATGGACTGTGTTAGTCCGTAATGATGAAAACAATAATGGAAAATCCATATTATATCAGTGGAATGGAACTAAATGGATTGACTTAGAAACATCAATGTTTAATGGTGATGTTGCTAAATATTTCTCCATAATAAGCAACACCGAATACCTTTTTGCTATAATAGATGCCAAAGATGCTATCCTTTGCGGTTTCCGCCGTAACGGCGACATCTATGTCGCCAAAGGTATGCCCGAAGACACTAAAGCAGCCCTTAAGCTAAAACTTAACTATACAGATATTGTCGGCGTATTAGGTAACACGGGCAAACCTATATCCGACACAGCCGTAAACGCCGCTATCGGCGCAATATCGAGAATACTATCCGTTGTAACCGATAACGAGGGGCGCATAGAGGTAACGTTGGATGCTGAAAACAGAGTTTTGTCATATAGAAAAACAGATGGCACAAAGTGGGAATGTACCTTTGAAACAGAAACAGCAACCATAAACGACAAGATACAACTATCAGTCAAAGCCATAACCCAACTTAAACAGGATTTAATAGACAGCGGTTTTTCTCCGGGCAAAGGTACGGGCGACTGGTCGGAACAATCCGATATTGCCATACCTATACCAAGAATAGCAGCCCGAATTAATCTTATTACTACAAAAATGCCGGGCGGAAAATTTGATGATATTCCGGCTATCATGGAATATTGGGATAAGGACGGTAACTATTTCAGGAAGCCCATTATTCTGAATGCACAGGGCACATCATCAATGGCGTATATGGTGAAAAACCTATCTGTAGACTTTACCGACTGTAAAATCAAGTTTGGGAACTGGGTTACACAAGACAGCTTCCATATAAAGAAATATTATATAGACGCTTTCAGGGGGCAATGTAACGTCAGTTATAAGCTATGCGAACAAATGTACCAGACACGCCCGGTTGGGGAAAGAAAGCCTTATCAAAGCGTTTATCCGTCTGCAACTGCATACGATGGCACAGGCATATTGAAAGCTGATATAGTAAACGAGGCTTTATGCCATCCTGATGGCTTTCCCGTTGTTATATA